AAAGAGGTGACCGGCGATGAGTGAATATGTCGAGTGCTATGAAAACTTAAAAGCAGCAGTTGTAAAGCTGGCAGCGGATGATTACCGGCGGGCATTGATCAGGCTAAGGCGACACCCAAAGGATACGAATGCGCTTCATACAAAAATTGAATGTGAATTATTTTTTCGTAAAGGCATTGAGATGTACAGTGGCATGGATGGAGAGATGTTGATCAGTGGGATTCAGGAAAGAGTGAGGCGGGAGTATAATGAACAGAGAGCAGTTAAGTAAATACAAGAAGAATAAGCGGGATATTGAGAATCTGGATGGAATTATTGCCAAGCTTCAGGAAAGACTGGATGCAGTACCGGTTGTATCGGGGAAGGTTACAAAGAGTTCGGATGACTTCCCTTACATCGAAGAGCATGTGCAGGTGAGAGTGGAAGAGCCGAAGGCAGCAACTGCATTGAAGATGCGGATCTATGAGAAGGAGAAGAGAAAAGATCAGCTGATCCGGGAGAACGAGAAAGTAGAGAAGTACATAGCTGCAATGCCTGATGGAACGACCAAGGATATATTTGAAATGGTATTCTTGGATGGGATGACGCAAAGAGAAGCAGCGGAATGCGTGGGATATACGCAGGCGAGGATATCTCAGATATTGAAAGATTTATAATATTTATATTTTTGCTATGTTATTATTATACTGGAATTGATGAACAGATATTAAATCATTCGATTAGTTCCCCCACAACTTAATAAAACCGAGAGAAGACACCTGGTGATGCTGGGTGTCTTTTTCGTTGCGTAATGTCATAGAGGATTTATTTATGAAATAAGCAAAATAGAATTGACATAATAAGTAGAAAAACGTATAATGTAACTACAAAATAGTTACAAAAAGAGGTGAAAGCCTAAAATAATGAGTAAGCTAGATAAAGCGAAAGCAAGAATATTATCAAAACCTAAAGATTATACTTATACTGAGGCGATATATTTACTTGGTAAATTAGGTTTTGAAGAATTTAACAAAGGAAAAACATCCGGATCAAGAGTACGTTTTTATCGAAAAAGCGATAAGAAAATAATATTATTACATAAACCGCATCCAGGAGATGAAATGGATGCTGGGGCAATAAAAGATTTGGTTAAATTTTTAACAGAATTGGGTGAATTATAATGAAAAGCAATATACTTGAGTACAAAGGATATCATACAAAAATAGAATTCGATACGGAAACATATACATTGCGCGGAAAGATTGAAGGTATAAATGACTTAGTTAATTTCGAGAGTAGTGACGGATCAAGAATTGAAAAGGAATTTCATGATGCAGTAGATGATTATTTGGAATTCTGTAAAGAGGTTGGAAAAGATCCAGATAAAGAATATAGAGGAATATTTAATGTTCGAATCAATCCGGAATTGCATAAAAAATTAGCTTTAAAAGCGTATGAAAATGGAGAATCTTTAAACGCTACAGTGGAGAAAGCGATTCAAGAATATTTGACGGAGTATTCAGAAACAAATAGTCAGTTGCAAAAGACAATTAAAATATTGTCAAATATGTTGGAAACTAAAGGAATGTATAACAGTGAAAAGACTCTTCCAATAGAGACAGAATCAAAAATTATTCCATTTAACAAAGCAACAAATGTGAATATGCAATACAAACAAGAGGAGAAGGTGAAGTAAATGATTAAAAATTTATCGGAATATTTTTTGCCGGAGCATGAATTTTATTTGCAAAATATTTCTTATAACAGAATTGAGAAGATAGCAGATGAAGAAGAGCACTCTTTAAATTGCGTTGATAGCATTAAGGTGGATGTTGATGGGAATGAAAGTGTAAGGGTAACAGTCACGAGAGCTTTGTATTTCGAACATAATGAATTGTTTAACTTGACGGTTACTTTTGGTGCTATTTTAAAATTTGATCCAGCAAAAAAAGACGAATACAAATGGCACGAAATTAATATGGCGGAAGAATTTAGAAAAAATGGGGAGTTTGTAACTAATAATTTAGTGGCAAGAATATCATTGTTAATTGCCCAAATAACATCTTCTTATGGGCAAACGCCATTGATTTTACAACCAAGTGTAGCAAAATAAATATCATTTTTAGGGCACCCTCTGGGGTGCTTTTCTAATGCAAAAATAAACCAGAATTGAAGGTGGTGAAGTGGCGAATGAACACAACTTAAAACCAGTACGAAGCAAGAGGGAAGCAAGAGAGCGTGGAAGAAACGGCGGAATTAAATCCGGTGCGACAAGACGCAGGAAAGCAGCTCTCAGAGACACAATGAACAGGCTGTTAACGATGCAAGTAGAAGTTGACGGCTTATCAGATATATTGCGGGCAGATGGTGGTGAGAGTACTTACGAAGAAGTAATTACAATGGCCATGATCCAACAGGCAATGCTGGGAGATGTAAAAGCTTATCAAGCAATCATGAAAACAGTTGGCCAGACAGATAAATCAGCAGAAGATTTGGAAGAACAGAAGATCCGGACAGACAGAGCTAAGAGAGCCAGAGATCAGGAAGTTGGGGATACAGATAGTCAAGATGATAATATCCAGAGTTTCCTGAAAGCAATGAGACCAACAGCAGAGGATCTGCAGGGATTATTTGAGGAGGATGAAGAAAATGCCGAGGCGGAAGAAGAGACCGGCGAAATTTAATTTCAAGCCATTTTCTCCGCAACAGCAGAGATTGATTCACTGGTGGAGACCAATGATCAGAACTTCGGAGAACAATTATGTGATCGCAGATGGATCCATCCGATCGGGAAAGACGATTGCCTGTATTATTGGCTTTCTAACCTGGTCACAAGAAATGTTCTCTGGTGAGTCATTTATCCTGGCCGGAAAGACGATGGGTGCATTAAAGAAAAATGTGGTCAGACCGATGCTGCAAATGCTGGAAGCATGGGGATGGCCTTATGAATACATCCGATCGGGAACGGATGCGAGGTTGGAGATTGGAACAAACACATATTATCTGTACGGAGCAAACACAGAAGCGGCACAAGATGCGTTGCAGGGATTAACTGCTGCCGGTGCTTATCTTGATGAAGCAGCATTGTTTCCAAAGAGTTTTGTGGATCAGGCAATTGCCAGATGTTCAGTGGATGGTTGGAAGTTCTGGATGAACTGTAACCCGGCAGGACCGCATCATTTTATACGTGAGGAGTATCTGACAGAAGAAGCTATGAAGCAGAAAAAAGTATATCATTTGCATTTTACGATGGATGATAACCTTTCAATTTCTCCGAAGCGTAAAGAAGAATACAAAAATGCATGGCCGCATGGCAGCGTATTCTATAAGCGTTTTATTCTTGGAAAATGGGTTGCAGCAGATGGACTTATTTATCAGCAGTTTGCGGATCATGTACAAGAGTATCTTGTTGATCAGAAATGGCTGGATGAAAATCAAATAGTATATGCAGTAATAGGAGTCGATTTTGGTGGTACGAAGTCGGCTCATTCTTTTACCCTGACAGGCTTCACCAAAGGATTTAAACAGGTGGTTGTGCTGGATGAATATTACTGCAAGAAGCGCATTAATCCGAAGCAGTTGCAGGATGATTTTATTGATTTTGTTCGGAGGGCGCAGAGCCGGTACAAGACATATGAAGTATATTGTGATAGCGCAGAGCAGACATTGATATCAGGATTGGAAACGGCATGTATTCAAGAGCATGTGGTAATTGATATTAAGAATGCCATCAAGGGTCCGATTAATGACCGGATAGCATTCTACAACAGCTTGATAGCACAGCATAGATGGAAGGTCATGAAGCATTGCACACATATCATTGCAGCGTTTGAAGAGGCAGTATATGACGAAAAGAAAAAGAACATGGACGTGCGGCTGGATGATGGTGAGATGAACGTTGATAGTCTGGACAGCACGGAATACAGCACAGAAAGCATACAAGATGAAATTATGTATATAGCAGCATAGGAGGTGGAAACGTGAGTGATAGCACATACAAGAAAGTAAAAGAGTATCTGGTACAGAAAGGATATCACGCGGTGCCGGATGAAACATATGACCACATTGATGAATGGCTAGAGTGGTATCAGAACGATGTTGAGAAGTTCCACCACTATAAGTTGTATAACGGGGCAGTTATGACAAACCAGGAGCGTTATAAACTCGGAATGGCGAAGACGGTCTGTGAGGACTGGGCAAATCTGTTATTAAACGAAAAGGTGTCCATTAAAGCTGGAAAGTATAGTGAACAGTTGTCAAAAATACTTAGATACAATAACTTTTCTAAACAGGGTAATCAGCTGATTGAAAAAGCATTTGCACTTGGAACGGGAGCTTTTGTGGAATATAAAGATGCAAATGACAGAGTGATCATAGATTATATCCGAGCGGATATGATTTATCCGCTATCTTGGGATAATGGAGATGTTACAGAATGTGCATTTGGAACATCAAGGATGTTAGATGGAAAAGAAGTTATTTATCTGCAACTGCATCGATTCGGGAAAACCGAGGACGGAGAAAATGATGAGCAGTATTACATCGAGAACGTTTATATTGATGCGAAGAGCGGAAAAGAGACTGATACTCCGGAGGATATCGAAGAGTTGGTATCAACAGGAAGTACAGAACCCTTGTTTCAGATTGTGGCACCAAATATTTGCAACAATATAGATTTGGACAGTCCTCTTGGAATATCTGTATACGCTAATGGAATTGATGAGGTAAAAGGCTGCGATCTTACCTATGACAGTTACATGAATGAATTCGTTCTAGGACGTAAACGAATCATGGTTCCAATTAGTCAGGCAAGAGTGCAGATGGAGAAAGATGGTACAGTCAGCCCCACCTTTGATCCTAACGATACTGTGTATTATCTGCTTCCGGAGGATAGAAGTGGAAATAATCAGCTGACGGAAGTTGATATGACTATCCGGGCGCAGGAGCATGAACTTGGCATCCAGAAGTCATTGGATCTTCTAAGTCTCAAAGTTGGAATGGGAGCTGGGAGATACCGGTATGATTCTGGAGGAGTTAAAACTGCAACCGAAGTAATTTCGGACAAGTCAGATTTGTATCAGAATCGACAGAAACATTGCATTGTGATTGAAGATGTGATTATCAACATGGTTCGCGCAGTGTCATTTCTTGATACCGGAGGAGCTATTGAAGCAACAGTGGACTTTGATGATTCGATCATTGAGGATAGCAACGCACTCATTGATAAGAATATAAAGCTTGTGAATGGAGGACTTAGGTCTAAGCTTACCGCAATCATGGAGATCAATAAGTGTTCTGAGGCGGAAGCTATGGAAGAATTAAAGCGGATTAAGGAAGACAACCAGATAACCGGACAGGATATTGACTGGACAGTGGGAGATGATGATGAACTGGACGAGGAGAATGATATGTCCGAAGAAGAAGAAGAGAAAGACGAGAATCAGGATTCCGATGATTTTAAGAGTGGCAAAACGTCTGATTCAGGCAATAAGAAGTAGGTGGTAACTTGTGAATATACTGGAGAACCAACAGCTTGTAGAGCCTGTGGATGGAATTTATATTGACCTGGAGGCTCAGATATTACAGAACATTGCCAGACATTTACAGGGGTGGGAGCAGCCAATTGATACTGATAGGTGGCTGATGCAGAAGCTTGCTGAGATTGGAAAACTCAACCAGGAGAATATTCGATTGATTGCCAAGATGTCAGGGTTAAGTCAGACTGCAGCAGAAAGAATGTTGAATGCAGCTGCAGAAGATGCTATCAAGAGTTTAGATCCGGGTCTTCGATATTTGGCTGAACGGGGATTGGCTGAAACGGTAGTGAAGGCAAATAAAAGTATGAATGTAAAACAGGTGGTGCGTGATTTCCGAAAACAAGCAAAAGATACACTGAATATGTGCAATACCAATATGTTGTATAAAGCATCTGAGAAATACAAAGGACTTGTAGGGAACATCGCTCAGGAAGCTTGGAATATATTGAATAGTGGTGCTGCCGGGGTGATGAGCGGTGTTGAGGCGCGACAGCAAGCGGTCCGGCGGTGTATTAGACAACTGAATGACAAAGGAATACCGGCATTTGTGGATAAACGAGGGCGGGAGTGGACGCCGGAAGCGTATGTGAATATGGCTATGAGAAATACAGCTAAAAGTACAGCCGAGGAAGTTCAAGATGCCAGGATACGAGATGCGGGGTGTCATCTGATACAGATTGATAGTCATTCCGGTGCACGTCCAAAATGTGCGAAAGACCAGGGAAAGATATATGATCTGAATAATGGGAGTGGCTACACAGAAGATCTGTACGGAAAGAAGATTCGATATTATCCCTGGAATTCATCCAGTTATGGTGAACCGGATGGGATTCTTGGAATAAATTGCAGACACCATAAATGGCCATTTGTTCCGGGAGTAAATGTGCAGGGACATTTTCCTACAGAAGATATGGATGCAAATGATAAACTGTATAAGCAGACGCAGGTACAGAGAGCTCTTGAGAGAGAGGTCCGAAAGCAGAAGCGAGAATGCATGATGCTGGAAGCTGCCGGAGATCAGGAGGGATTTGAAGAAGCTTCTGTAAAGCTTAAACATACAGAAAATAAGCTGAAGTATTACGTGAAAGATACACCGGGATTACATCGTAGGACTGACAGAGAACAGATTGTAGGATTTGATAAGAGATTATCGGCAGAAGCCGTGGCGAAGAATAAATCCTATACAAAGGCAATGAAAACTGATACAATAAAGTTGAAAGATACCTATATTGTCAAGACGCTGAGTGCAAAAGGAAAAAATTATAAGGTCGTGGATAAAACGACTGGAATTGAGTATGAATTTGTGCCGGGTAGCCGGATACAGGACTCAGAAGTATTTGCCGGTAAAGGTACACGGCACCCATTGCATGAGGGTGTTGCAGAAGGACTGACGGAGCAGTATGGTGGGCGAGTATCCGATTGGCAACACGCGAAAGGTTTTGGAACATTACTGGATCCTGATACGGGAGAAGAATTAGAAGCAGAAGTTCATTGGTTCCAGGCAAAAGACGTAGGTAAGGTGAAATTCAAAGTAAAGGAGTGGTTGGATGAAAGTTAGATATCTTGGTAAAACAGAATTTTTAGTTCTGACAAATAACAAAGTATATGATGTCCAGTCGATCGAAAAAGGATGGTACCGAATTATTGATGATTCTGGAGAGGATTATCTATATCCACCAAAATACTTTGAAACAGTAGAAGAGTAATACCACTGATCAGAAAATGATTGGTGGTATTTTTTATACGCATTTTTAGGAGGTGATGCTATTGATTGCAATAAATGTTACCAGAACTGGTCTGACGGTATATGGCCATGCAGGATATGCAGAAATCGGAAATGATATCATTTGTGCTGCAGTATCAGCATTAACACAGGGACTTGTACATTCGCTCAAAGCACTTACAAATGACGAGATCTCTTACCATATTGCTGACGGGCATATTGATATAGAATATAAGGATTTATCAGAACAGGGATATCTTCTGGTAGAGTCTTTTTTTATTGCCGTAAGTGACATTCAGCAGTCTTACGGCACTGAATACGTACAAGTTACGGCTGCCGACGGGCGTTAAGCGGAGAAATGGAGGATATGTCATGAAGAACATGAACATGAAAAAAAGATACTGGATAATGAATTTGCAGGTTTTTGCCGGAGACGGAGAAGGTGATGATCCGGGAGACGAAAGCGGAGATGATGACGATGATCCAGGAGACGATGGTGATGGCAGCGACGATGATGACCAGGAAGAGAATGAAAAGAAATTCTCTCAGAAGGACGTAGATGATGCCGTCAAGAAGCGTCTTGCCAGAGAAAAGAGAAAATGGCAAAGAGACCAGCAGAAGAAAGCTGGAAAGAAACCGAACGGCAAGGTTAAAACCGGAGAGGATAGCAGCAAGGATGACGATGCCGAAACACAGGAACTCCGTGATAAAGCTGCCAAAGCAGATGAGATGGAGATGAAATGGACATGCCTGGAGCATGACGTGGATAGGTCTTGTGTGGATGATGTTCTTGCATTGGCCAGAGTGCACATGGCTAAAGACGAGGATATGGACATCGAGGATGCTATCGATGAGGTGTTAAAAAAATACCCGCAGTTTAAAGAATCTTCCAAAGAAAAAGATGAGGAAGAAGATGAAGGGGAAACAAAAAACAGGTCTTGGGGACAAAGGCAGAATGGACGTAGGAAAAAGACATCTGGCGTTGAAGCTGCTTTCTTAAAAAGAAATCCAGGGCTGAAGATTGATTAAGAAAGGAAAAATGTGAAATGAGATATTTAATGTTTTTACAGTTATTTGCGCATGCACACCAGGAGAGATGGTCTTCTCTGGTAGATGCAAAATTAAGACAGAGCCTTGTAACACGAGATAATTATATTTTTAATACAAATTACGAAGGGAATCCGAAGGCCGGAAAGGTAAAAATTCCAGTAAGGGACACAGAGGTTACTGTGAAAGCGTATGATAAGGCAACAGGTGTAGATTTGGAAATCGGGACTACAACTTATATTGATTTGGATATCGATCAGGATATGGCCGTTAATGAATTGATTGATGGATATGATGCCGAGGCTGTTCCAGATAATCTGGTAGCAGATCGTCTGGATTCTGCCGGTTATTCTCTGGCACTGGACATGGATGAAAAATCTATCAGATTGCTGGAAAAGACTTCCGGCGTCAATGTATGCGCAACTAAAACCGCCGCGACAGAGGAAACAGCATACAAAGAAGTTCTTGCGGCAAAAACGTACTTGACAAGAAAAGGTGTACCGACAGAAGGACGCTGGATGATTTGCTCACCGGAATTTATGGCGGTGCTGATGATGGATGATCATTTTATCCGTCAGGGTGATTTGTCCCAGCAGATGAAAAACGCAGGAGCAACAGGATCAATCGCAGGATTTGCGCTGTTTGAATCTGGAAACACAATGTTCGAAGATACAAAGATCGTAGCGTCTAAGAAAACTACAACAGAATTTATTGCAGGACACCCAAACTGGTGTCATCGTGTACAGGATTGGAGCGTAGCTGTACACGCTCAGGATCTTTCGGGATCTGGTAAGTATATTGGCGCATCAGCAGTACAGGGACGTAAGATCTTCGGTATGAAGATTTCTAAGCCACAGACTGTATATGTTAAGAGAACAGAAGTTGCAGCATAAGGAGTTGATCCTAAATGTATGTAGATGAAACATATTACAATGATGTATTCAAAGGGGAGCCGGTAGAATCTGCCGACTTCCCAACTTTATGTCAGCGAGCAGGAGAAATCATTGAAGAGATGACGCTATACAGGTTAACCGAAGAAGGCTTTTCAATGATGTCGGAAAGTACACAGAAGCTTGTGAAGAATGCGGTCTGCGCTCAGATGGAATATCTGGATGCAAACGGCGGAGCAGAGATGGACATGGGAAATGGAATGTCTGGAGCAACGCTTGGAAAATTTTCATATTCTGGAGCATCTTCGGGCAATGGATCTACGGAGCAATCTATATTTTCACCGAGGGCAGAAAGAATTCTCTGGCCAACCGGATTGACTTATCGAGGAGGTAGCTGTCGATGAAGCCGATACCAAAGAAATTGTTAATTCATACCATTATGCTGTACGAGAAAACAAGCATAGATAAATGGGGAAGTGAGAAATTGGATGATGGGAAGGTATTAACAAAGGTAAGAATAGAGCCGTCCAATCAAATTGTCCGGGATAAAAACAATTCGGAGATACAGCTTGCTGCCACATTATTTTATGATTGCCGTAATAGTCAGCCGATCGGTATAAATTTTAAGGTTGATCAGATCATTGATTTCAATGGACAGAAACATCAGATTAAAACGATAGAACCACTGTATGATAATTTAAAGCTTCACCATTATGAGATTGGAATGGTGAGATATGGCAAAAATTAAGACACGAGTTACGTTGTGTACTCCTCAAGCGGTAGCGATGATCAAAGCTGCAAATAATGCTGCACTAACCGATATGGGTAATCAGGCATTACAAGATGTATCAAAACACGTGCCACATGATCAAGGAGTCCTTGAAGGAAGTGGATTATCGAACAGTGATACAAAAGCGGTCAATGGCAAGTATATAATGCGCTGGAGTACACCATATGCACAGTATCTTTGGAATGGAGACGTAATGTATGGGAATCCAACGCAAAGAACATATGGGCCAAAAAAGATTTCGTTTACATCGGCTCTGGCGCATGAAGAGTGGGCGAAATATGCCAGAGAAGTATATGGAGAACAATGGAAAAAGGTGTATCAGGCAGCGTTGAAGAGGAGGATTAAGTGATGTTAACAGAATTATTGGAAGTAATTACTGCGACAGTAGAAGGGCATTGTAAGCTGGACACAGGAATAACGTTGGAAGAGCTTCCAGCAGAAGGTGGTATCTACGCTGAACTTGGCGATGGGTTTGAAGAATCTACCAGCTACAATAAGCAGGAAGTAAAAGTAATTCCTGTGTTATTTTTATGCCGGCATCCGGATCAGAAGCGCTGTCTGGAACAACTGTGCGAGATTTCTGGATACTTGCAGGGATTAAAACAGTATCCACAAGGAAAGACTTTTGCGTGGTTGAATACTGAAATTGCAAAAGAACCAAGCAAAATAGGACGAGATGAAGACGGAGTATATCATTATTCGTGCATCTTGAACTGTAAAATATATTGTTGAGAAAGGATGATATTATGAAAAAGATGAATTTACAGGTTTTCGCAGAACCGGAGCTTCCAAGCAATCCGATTACTCCGGAAATCAACTATGAGACAGAGGCGTTTATCAATACATCTCCGGCAGAAGGACAGCCAACCTGGGCTTCGCTTGCAAATTTAACAACTAATATGGCACAGAGTATGAATGAGGTTATTCAGCAGCTTACATATTACGCTGATAAAGGATGGGGATCCAGCGAGGTAACCGGAGCACAGATGACATTGACACTTACAGGATCCGTAAAGCCGGGCGATGATGCGTGTGATTATATTCTTGGGGATGATGTAATGTACGGACTTGGGGAGAAGAGAAAGACGCACCTGAAGCTTCAGAAGGGAAAGAAAGTAATTATCTGGCCAATTACACTGGCTAATATTACACCGGCATACGGCGATGCGAATAATATCAATTCGCTTACTGTTACAATTCACGGGAATGGTCGTCCGGCTATTGGTACGACGGCGTAGGGAGGGCATGGCTCTCCCTTTTTAGGAGGTTAGTATGGCATATCAGGCAAATAGAAGTAAAAAATATGTGGAAGATTTTGAACTGGTAGATGCGGAAGGAAATATTAAACATACGTTACATATCTCGTTAGATGCAGATGATATGACTGCTAAAATTAACAGGAAATATGTAGCGTTAACAAGAGCTCTATCAGAAACTACAGAAGCGAAAAGAAAAGTTGAAACAGCGGAAGATTTGCAAGGTGTATTTGAGACATTAGGCAATGCTATGGTTGATTTACTGCAAGCAGTATTCGGAGAGGAAAATGCCAAGATTCTTTTGGATTTCTATGAGGATTCATATATAGAAATGTCAAGAGAAGTGTTACCGTTCATATCTAATGTTGTAATCCCGCGAATGATTGAAATCAGAAAAGATAACCAAAAAGCTTTATTAGGTAAATATAACAGAAAGCAGAAGATATCTTTCTTGAGGAGATGATCATATGGGAGTGTTGACAGATATTCCGTGCAACAAGGTAATCACTGATAAATCAAAATTTGTGATCAATCCGGCATATGATACTGTTCTTGAAGTGCAAAAATTATATAAGGAAGATACACTTACTGAATTTGAAAAGATTGACCAGGCATTAAAGATGTTGGTGAGAAACAAATGGAATTTACGATTGTTGAATCCAGAAGAAAAGCAAAAACTTTTGAGCGTGATTACCAAAAGATATGTTGAGGTAGAAAAACGACCGCAGATAAAGAAGAGCCCTTTTCCCGTGTTAGATTTTGAAAAAGATGGGGATTATATTTATGCTTCGTTTATGCAAGCATACAAGATAGATCTGATCGAAGAACAGGGAAGATTACCTTGGAAAAAATTTCTGTATTTATTCAACGGATTACCGGCGGATACAAAAATTAAACAGATCATGCGGATTAGACAGATGCCGGTTCCAGAATACAACGGAAAGAATTCAAAAGAAATACAGGAAATAAATGAAATGAAATCCTATTACGCTCTTCCGGTAGAAGGCGGAGGAGGGCAGTCTGGATTAGATCTATTGTTCCATACATTGGAAGGAATGGCAAAGAGATGATAGCAGACGGAAAGAAAATAAAAAAAGTAGAGTGTCCGCATTGCGGGCATAAACAGAATATATTTTACAAAACAGGAGCCAGTTGCAGAGGGCTCTTTTTTAAATGCAAAAATCCAGACTGCAGAAATGAATTTGAAATAAGACTATAACAGCCATTGTGCCACTGTGCCGGCGATTATGATAAAGGCGGTGACATTGTGAGCAAAAATAGTGGTGGAGAAGTCACATATGAACTCCGAGGAGATGATAGTAAGTTAGAACAAGATCTTGATAAAGCGAATAAAAAAGTGGAAAAGTCATCAGAAAAATCCGCTGATAAAGCAGTCAAGATCGAAGAGGAAAAAACAGAAAAATTAAAAAAACAGTCAGATAAAGTAGTAAAAAATCATGAAAAAGCCGCAGATGATGTTGCCGATGCATGGAAAGATGCTGGAAAAGATGCAGAAAAGGCACTTTCTAAATTAGATGATGATATAGAAATCACCGTAGATGCAGATGCGGACACAGGAAAAGCTGAACAGAAAATAGAACACGTCAGTAAGGATAAAAATATTGATGTTGACGTGAATGCAGATGTGTCAGATGCAGGATCTGGAATTGAAAGCCTGGAAGATGTCGCAGAAAAAACAGGAGAAAAGATATCGGAAAAACTAAGCGAAAGCGCAAGTGTAGCTGGCAATCTTGGAGGAGCATTGAAAGAATCTCTTGGAACAGCAGCAGAGAGTTCTCTTCCGTTGGTCGGGAATATTGGAAAGTTGACAGAAGGATTATCGGGGGCAAAAGTAGCAGCTTTAGGAGCAGGTGTGGCAGCAGCAGGCGTTGTTGTTGCTGGCGTAAAAGGGGCAAATGATATCAATTCTGCTATGAATCAGTTAACTGCAGCCACTGGAGCAACTACAGAGCAATCTGAAAAATGGCGCGGGGTATTAGAAAGCGTTTACAAAAATAATTATGGTGAAGATTACGGAGACATAGCTGATGGAATCGAACAGATTACAAAAAATCTGGGAGATATGGACAGTGAGCCGCTCCAAAGCGTAACTGAATCAGCGTTCGCACTACGAGATACCTTCGGCTATGAAATACCGGAATCCACCAGGGCGGCCAAAGCCATGATGGACAACTTCGGAATATCTGGAGACCAGGCAATGAATTTAATTGCAAAAGGTGCGCAAAGTGGTTTGGATTATTCTGGAGAACTTCTGGACAGCATTTCTGAGTATTCCGTGCAATTTAACAAGGTTGGACTTGGAGCAAATGATATGTTTGCTATTTTCCAGAAGGGAGCAGAATCAGGAGCATTTAACCTTGATAAAGTCGGTGATGCGGTAAAAGAGTTTTCTATTCGTGCAATTGATGGTTCTGATACGACAGTAGATGGATTTAAGAAGATTGGGTTAAATGCTGACGAAATGGCGAAGAAATTCTCAGCAGGAGGCGACACTGCGAAAGAGGCTTTTCAGCAAACCATAAAAGGATTGGCTGAGATGGAAGATCCGATTGCACAAAACACAGCAGGGGTTGATCTGTTCGGAACGATGTGGGAAGATCTGGGACCTGAAGCAGTGACAGCGATGGCAGACATTCAGACATCAAGCTATGATACAGCTGATGCGATGAATCAGATCAAAGATGTAAAGTATGATGATTTAAGTTCTCAGTTTGAGACACTAAAAAGGAATGTAAGTACTGCGATTATTCCTATTGGCGAGTCACTGATTCCACTACTACAGACTTTGGCTAATGAAGTTTTGCCAGTGGTTATTTCTTTTTTAATACCACTGATACAATTGTTTATGGCCTTGTTAAGTCCGATTATTACATTAATCGGAGCAGCGATTACACCATTGATATCGGCTTTTAATATGTTAGTAAGTAATGCAATAACTCCATTAGTGCAGACTTTACAGTCTATATTAGTTCCAATGTTTACGGGATCGTTAAATAGTGTATTTAATTCGGCCAGTAGTGTAGTGCGAAATATTATTAGCATATTTCGTAGTTTAATAGATTTTATTAAAAATGTATTTACTGGAAATTGGCGAGGTGCTTGGAATAATGTACGAAGTATATTTTCTAATGCGATTAGCGGATTGGCAGTAATCTTTAAAGCACCGCTGAATGCTATTGTTGATGGATGGAATAGTCTTGCAAGGAGTCTGGGATCGGTTAGTGTGCCTGATTGGGTTCCGGGAGTTGGCGGAAAATCGTTTAGTCTGCCTAAGATGAGCAGATTGAAAATTGGAATGGATTATGTGCCGTGTGATATGTATCCGGCATATCTTGATGAAGGAGAATGGGTATTAACTAAAGAAGAAGCAAACATACTTAGATCTTATGGTGGTTTAGAAGGAATGATTGGAATGATCGACAGAAACTCTTCGAATGTAAGTGTAAATGTACAGAATCAGAACAGAGAATTTGATTATGAAAAATTCGGACGAGCTGCTGCTGATGCCATGATTACGGCAGGAATAGGATTTAAGTGTGATGAACGGGAGTTCGCAAGATTGATAAAGGATTTGATTGATTATGTATGATATCTATTACGTTGGAGCACAAAACTCTGAAAAAATTGATTTCTGCCAGTGGCCGTATATGGTTACTGGCGGAGATCTGTTTGATGGAATATTTGATGCAATTGAGGATGATGATCGTATTCAGGGATTGGAAAGAAAGATTACAAGTAAAAAATTAAACATAGAAATACGTGCGGTAGGAATAACACTGGATAAGGCTGTTGATCAATTGGAAAATATAGCTGAAAAGGATGTGGTAAACATAACACCGGGGCGTCTCTATGTTGGCCCTAGCTATATGAAAGGGTGGATCGTCGGCACAACAAAGGATCGATGGGTACAAGATCTTGATAGTATCAGTAACGAGCTGACATTTAAGAGTGATTATCCATATTGGATTACAGAGGAAGAATTTCGGTTCTACAAGCAAGGTAGTGAAAGCTCTGAAGCATTGGAATGGCTGGAATTTCCTTACGATGTACCTTATGAATTTTCTAAGGTCAGAAATCTCCAATATATCAACAACAGTAATTATACAGCTTCTGGATTCAAGATGATTATCTACGGTCCATGCATCAATCCACTGATTCGAATTGCGGGACATATATATGAACTGCGGACGACATTGTATGATGGCGAATATGCAGTCATTGATTCCAGTACCCGATACGCAAAAGACAGGAAGATTGTGAAAGTAAAGACTGATGGAACGGAAGAGAACCTGTTCAATAGTAAGAATAATGAGAGCTCTATCTGGGAGAAGATTCCGGCCGGACTTAGTATTGTATCCTGGAATGGAGCGTTCGGCTTTGACATCATTCTTTTTAATGAAAGGGGGACGCCAAGATGGACTTTACATTAACGGACATATATGGACAGGAGAAAGGTCCTCTTGAGCATTGCGGTGTGAATATGGTCCTGGGAACAGACAATGATTTCCAGATAACAATTCAGAATAGTCTCTACGACAAGGAACGGCATGGAAAGAACTGCCGGTTCTTCTGTCCTGATACAGAGTACGGAGGACTGATTCGAAACACAAATCCGATAACATCCGATAAGACGGTGAAGCTTACAGGAATGACTTGGAGAGGACTATTAAATCAACGTGCAATCAATCCATCCAAGAACACATATGTCTATTTGAATGGTGAGGCGAATACTGAATTATCTGCGTATATTGCAAAGCTTGGAATGACCGAACTGTTCGAAGTGTCAGGAGAAGACAGTGGAATTATTCTTAAGAATTATCAGGTGCCGCTACAGACAATGTTACTAGACGCGTTTGGCCAAGCACTTGCATTGCAAGATGCGAGACTTGAAATCCGGTATAAACAAGGACCGGCAAATGGAAGAGGGTATGTGTTGCTCAGGGCAGTTCCGATTACGGACCACTCCAGTAATATAGAATTGAACGAAGATGGATCTGTAAAGTTGAATATCTTGGATTGTCAGAATGGAGTTAATCATCTGATCTGCCTCGGAGCTGGAGAACTTGAACAGCGGCAGCAAGTAGATCTGTACGCATGGCCAGACGGAAGTATCCGGAAAGAGCAGTATTATACAGGCATTGACCTGATCGAACAGTATTATGAGAATACAACCGTTGATACTCTGGCAGAATTGGAAGAAGAGGGCAGGGATAAATTTGAAGAATTAAAGAATTATAAGCAGCTGAAAATATCTGTAGACGATACGGATCTTGAACTTGGGGATGTTATTGGTGGTCGAGAACGGATCACCAATATTTACATGGCAGCACCGGTTATTCGGAAAATTGTAGATGTAACAGGGAAAGGGCGTACGAGTATTTCGTATAAACTGAAAGGAGAAGAGTAATGGCGGAATTTATAACAACCACTTTGATAGACAGTTATGCAGGTGGTCCACATATTACGGAGACGCAGATAGGGCTTGCGAATCAAGCAACATTCGGTCCTGATGATTATGTACTGGGAGGCGGTCGGGAATCTGAGGCGCAGGTGCTTACAAACAACAGCATTCGTATATTTGATGCAGTGTATTGCATACAAGGCCGTAGAGATGTAATTCCGGCAAGTGGATATACGGACGTGACCATTGCAAACGGTACGCAAGGCATGAATAGAAATGACATAATTGTTCGAAGATATAAAAAAGATGAAAGTTCTGAGATAGAATCTACGGAATATGCAGTGATAAAAGGCACACCGAATGCGGGAGAAGCACTGGATCCGGAAGTGACGATCGGAGATATCAGAACCGGTGCAACATTACATGAAATGAAATTGTACAGAGTAAAAATTGAGGGACTGAATATTACTGCAGTCGAGCCGTTATTTAATATTCTGAAGAACATGGCAGTATTGCAGCAGGAGATCGCTCAATTAAATGACAAAATAAATAATCGCAAAAATAATGTATTGATCGGTAAGTGGGGAAGCTCATGGAACTTGTCCACAACACCAAAAAATATCGGCTCTAGCAAACAAATTGTTGATGATGATTGTTACAAAACCACAACTGGTGCAAATGCGACCGTAACTATAAAACAATCAAGTTTATACTGTGTGACTATGTATGCACAAGGTAGCGCAAACCAAGGTGCATCAGCGTGTATTCAAGCACAAGTCATTGCAAATAGAACGATCGTTGATGATAACTATGTGCTTTTCGGCGCTCAGTATTCGTATAATGGATTTCCTACTAATTTGAATATGAGTCGAATTATCTACCTTGAAAAGGGTACTGTTCTTTCGCCGCAAATAAGAAAATCCGATGCGTCAGGTGCGGCGGCAACTACTGGAAGCTCGTACATGGAAGTGGTGAAACTTGCTTAATTTACTTTAGCAACTTATCGACATGACACCTTTTCGGGTGTCCTTTTTTGAAAGGAGTAATATTAGTTGGAATTGTAGCATAATTTGAAAATGTGTTGATTATTGAAAAGAAAGGCTGGGAAAGAGAACTGGATTTTGCTATAAAACATAAAAATTCAAAGTACGAAGAATATTGCAAACTTATGATTAAAATAGCAGAGAATACTTTGAGAGATCTTAAGAGTTTCAAAGCAATATAGCTGAAGCGGTGAAAAGCTGGTTATCGATTGGATAGCCGGCTTTTTTTGAGGGAGGAATATATGGAAATCAGAGCGAGACCGTAAGGTCTTATTTTTATACAAAAAAATTAAGAAAGAGTGAGGTA